GCCGTTTTCGGCGAAGAAGGTCATGGAACTCATCCCCGAGCTCGTGCTTGCGGAGTGCCGCTCCAAGAAATGGAGCGAAGACCGCCTCGACAAGGCGGTAGAGTCTTTATGCCAGCAGATAGACCCTGAGTTTAAGCTGAAGGCTGGCGTAAAGGTTGAGCCCATGCCAGATGGGAAGGCGCCCCGCATGCTCATCGCAGATGAGGATCGTGGGCAAGTGATGGCGTTGATGACGATATACACCATGGAGAAGCTCATCGTCCAACATTTCCCAGAGAAGGGCATAAAGGGTCTGCCCAAGAAGGAAGCCATCAAGAGGGTAATGAAGGCGTGCAGGGTGCCGAGGAAGGTCGCGAAAGCACTGGTGTCCGTATTCGAGGGTGACGGCAAGCCATGGGACACGACATGCAATCCCGAGATTCGTGACCTGGTCGAAAACCCGGTCATCAATCACATCGCGGGGTTCGTGGACGCCTTTTGCTTCGGCCAGCCCAAGACGTGGAACGACGCGCACTCCGGCATATGCTCTGAGAAAGAGCTGAAGCTTCATTACGACAAAGAAGAGAGCTACAAGCGTGCGACTATCGATGCTATCCGCCGCAGTGGACACCGCGGCACATCTATCCTTAACTGGTGGATCAATTTTGTGTGCTGGCATTGCGCGATTTTCGACAAGCCGGAGATATTTTTGGATCCGAAGGTGCGTAACGGGGTGGATGTGTGCGGGACCAACAGGTGGTTCAACAGCGCGTTCGAGGGTGACGATTCGTTCCTGGTCACGTCGCCGAAGATACCAAAGGGGAGACAGTTGCACGTACAAATCCTGCAGTTTTGGGAGCGCATCGGTTTTAACATGGAAATAGAGTTGCGCGAAGACAGGGCACTTTTTGCGGGATATTACATGGGACTAGATGAGTGTGGTCCCGTGGTTGATGACAAAGGTGAATGCATGATGTGCCCGGACATCCAAAAGATGTTCACGAGATCGGGGACCGCCTGCTCCCCTGCGATCACGAAAGCGTTCAACGAAGGCGATCGAGCAGCAGTTATGCGGCTCGCAGGTTCAGCGGCCATCGCGCGCGCCTACCAATTTGCCGGCAGTGTTCCGACCATCTCAGAGAAGTTCCTCAACTTTGCCGAGGAGTGCCAATGGGATGTCGATTTTGAGCTGGAGATGAAAGTGGGCGCGACGGTGGACGACAAAGGAGAGTTCGTTGATCACATACGCTACTTGAATGGTACCTGCACGAATGAGGACCAAGTGCTGAAGGCGACTGGTTTTGAGATGACCGTCACGGAGAAGAATGCCTTCCAGGACTACGTATGGTTCTATGACACGCTCTGCTTCTGGGCGGATTTTAGGGAATCCCTGCCCAAGACCTGGCGGTCTTAGACCGCCATGCACTTCGCCAGTTTCACTTGCAGTGTTGTCGTTGTTAATTGGTTCGCCATTTTGGCAACCGCCGAAATTAAAGTCCCGGGACTATGGTAAGAAACGACCATGGTGAGATGGGGTACACAACATGCATGCAACGGACGGTTGATGAACGCCCAACCGATGGGGGTTGTGGGGCCGTAGGTGGTGTCCGGCCCGAAACCCAGGCTTATTCTTCAACACTCTGGAGCCGATTATGACAAACTTGTTTTGGTATCGCTCCCTCCGGAGTGGCGAGCCTGCCGGCGTTCCGCGTGGACAGATATTCTGCTTGAATGCACTGGGCACTGCATTCAGTTAGTCAGTTGAGTTCACGACCCCATGCGCCTGAGGTGAAGGTCCTGGTGCGGGGGGGTTTGGTCACCCCCTTGGA